GCCCGAGCGTGACGAAGGGACCCCGCCTTAGCTTCTTGCAGTAAGCTGAGCTCGTTCCCGACGGAATAACCTGCCTAGGTTACCCTCAGTGCATCCTCTCTTGACAGCAATGTCGGTAAGGGCAAAGTCCCGGTTTGGTACCGGGACCTGGCACTCTTAGGCTAATGCTGGTGAAGCCAGCAGAGTGGGAGACTATGAGCTCCGGTCCACTGGACCCACTCTACCTATGACCGGTGCAAAACACTTACAATATTTCATGCAAGTATTCCACACGGCCAAAAGGCAAATTAGCACCAAACGGTGGTTGCGGTTCGTCGAACTGCTTCCCTACTGTCGGGTGCCAGTGTGGGCTACTGGACTGAAGTCACAGTGGAAGACGTGCTTCTTTCCCCTGGCACGAAATATAATGCGCCTCTGGAAGGCTAGCGGCCGGACTTTTCTGGTCGCCTACCTTAAAGAGTGTTGCAAAATACTCGTGTTTTGGGTCTCTGGAGAATCCTATGCACCTCTCGCAAGAGGTGTAAGGGTCTCTAGAGCTCGATCTGGGCTTCCCCTAATACTACCGGCCCGCCTCCGGTGGCTTATCGCGACGAGCCGTCGCAATGGGTCCACCGTTGGTTGGGTTGCGTTGCGGGTGACTTTAACCATACTCTCTGTTTACAGAGTGATTGGCTGCAGACCTAACCTGAAGTTGGAGTCCATAACTGGACCCTTCCAAGGAAAGACTGCCACATTTCTCACCGTAGAAGTGCGTCATGCGATTACCTGTTTGGAGTTTACATTAAAAGGTATTAAGCCTGCATCTCCTGACCTCTTCTCAGAGGCCGCGGGACCCAATTACCCTCGAGCAACATGGTCAAGTGGACTCGACGCGCTAGCGTTTTGGTGTAACCCATTGCAATGGGTGCACTTCTGCGTAATAGCGGTCCGAACCCGATCTTGGCTTCTGCTGTCTTGGTTGTTGGGAGTAATGCTTTTCAGTGCACCTGTCGTTCCAATACTGGCTGTCATCGGAAGGATGCCGACCAAACTTGGTAGACTAGCTAAGCTCTACGAGGCCGCTGGCAAGGTCAGAGTTGTAGCCATAACTGACTGGTGGACGCAGTGTTTACTGCTTCCGCTTCATCAGTGTATATTCGACGGACTTCGTCTGTTAAATAGTGACTGCACCTTTGATCAAACCGGAGGTCTTAATAGAGTTCGCGAAATCTGCCGAGGGCGGAAGGCGTTCTCCTTTGATCTAACAGCTGCGACGGATAGAATACCCATCGCTCTCCAAGAACAAATCCTTTCAGTCTTAG